AAACTTTTCACCGGGCCCGCCTATTGGGAAAAACATCCATAAGAAAAGAACGAGAAGGACTACCCACAACAGCAACATCTTCGAGCTGTTCTACTATTGATGGAGGAAGAATATGTTCGGACCCTTTGAACTCGGCACATTGCTCATCCAGACACCTCTGGGATATCCTTCCTGAGTGTATAGAAAACCATATATGGTTCGACTTGTGCTCCGTCTTGATGCGTTCGCAAAACCGCGAGTCCGTCTGGGCGAACCATCCATCGTGCTCGTGCCTCTGGACCTTTTTGATGCGAGCCTTGCGTTGGCCTGGGAGATATCTCTGAATAAATTCCTCGAGATGAGCAACGTTCACGAGCGACTCGGCCTCACGCACAGGCTCGTCTGTACGCACGGAAAAGAGACGCAGAAAGTCGACGCTCGGGTCCTTGGGAAGTTCGGGACCGTGGAGCTGACGCCACGGAACGTAGGGGTCTCCCGTGGGTTTCTTGTGCGACCAAAGCATACGGAGACCGGACCCTCCATAGACTGACGCATCAATCACCTGGTCCCATGGTCCTTCACCGAGACGTTCGATGATTTTTGTTCTCAAATTGAGCGCCTTCATTCTGTTGACGACCAGATCGGGCCAGTGGATATGGACACCCGATTTGATGAGTCCGTCCCCCACAGACCGTGGTCGGGCCCGAGCGATAAGGCACCGAGAGTCAGTATCAAGAGCCTCATGAATGATGGAGCAAAAGTGGAGCAAGTCTTCATCCTTGAGTTTCTCCGGAGCCTTGTAGTCCAAGTCTACAAAGAACCGAAAGTTTTCCGTCTTTTGCTCGACCACGTACAATTTCGATCCTGAATTGATCAGGTCCACATAGACTCGACAAAAGTCATCCGTCTCTTCATACGGAACGGACAAGATGCCTCCGTCCATGAGGATGTGGGTCCCGGCCCCCTTGGGGACCTTCCATTTTTCCATTGGCTAATCATCGTCTGAATTCTCTAAGGTAATTCGATCCCAAAGAGACTTGGGTGCCTTGGTCGTCTTTTTGGGCGCCGGGGCCGGAGGGGCTCGAGCCTCCGCCTCAGCCTCAGCCTTTTCAATTTCGTAGCACAAACGACGGAGCGTCATATCTTGGGCAAGCTTCTGAGGATCCTCACCTCGACCACGAAGGCTTGCAAGGATCGTCGCAAACTCCACCTTGGAGCGTGTCATCTCTAGTAAGTCCGAACAGAATTAAGAACGTAAATTGAACGGAGTCTTGGCAGACCGAAGTGCATGGTGGAACTCTGGGTTGCTCAAAACGTGCTGTCGTATCATTGGCCAAAGGTTCGAACGACTCTGGATAGACTCGAGACTCTCAAACTTACAGTCGTCATTCTCGTCATAGTTTTTGCGAAAGGGTACAACGTTCCCTTCCATTTTCTCCTTTTCCTCTGTGAACCGTCTGACGATGTGCTTGTGCTCGAGGACTGTCATTGGCAAGTCAAAAATGTACACGTGGTAATGGTTTACAACGGGGACTCCATCCTCTACATCCCGTGGTTCGGGAGTATCAGTGACAAACTTAAAATAGGCGTAAGAACCCTTTTTTAAGTTTATCGTGCCTCGTGTTTCTTCTTCGAGCTCTCGAACCGCACATCGAAGTGGGTTGAAAACCTCGCGTCGGCGACACCCGCCCGTGACGAACGTCCATTCACGGTATCTCCGATCATGGACGATCAAAAAGTGAGGAGTATCATTCACTGTGCTCATCGGTATTGCTATCGCCTTGTGGCGCTCTCGAGGCGGGGACTCCATCCTCTACTGATATTTCTGAAGCAAAAAAACTCGCAAGATTTCCCGTGCGAGGGTTGTACGTGACGAGAAATACGAGACCCAATAAGAGGAGCCAATGCCAAAGCTGCATCTCTAATTCGTATCGAAGAAAAGATGCTCTATTGTTATTTCACGCCCTGGGGGAGTCTTCAACCAAAAGTCTATTCTCTCTTTGAGGTTCTCGGTCCGCTTCTTCCACTCTTTTCCTGACCCCGTCAACTGACCGTCCTTTTTGAAACATCCTGGAACTGAATCGTAAACGTCTGGGTTGAAACGAAGCATGACCATTGGTCTGGATGCCAGACCGTGAAAAATACTCATGAGGCGCTTGTTATCACATGACGTGTCGTACGTCTTGTGCTGATTCTCATCGAGTTCTATGACGACTGTGTGAGAGCCCATATCGAATACGAAATCGGGCCTGTACAAGTGGCACTCGACTCGTTTGTCGTGAACTATCGTCTTGTCCGGATAGGTCTCCAACAGGTACTCTTTGAGTTTGAGTTCACGTGTTTTGAAACGGGATGGTTTGTCTGGGAACAGGTAAGCAGAACAACGGGTGCAGTATTCTCTCTCAGACTTTCCACCTAGTATAATGTCACACATGGGTGTTTTGCAGCGAGCATTTTTCACGTCAATCATCTCATCAGTCTTGTGTGCACTACAGAACATTCCTCGCTTTTGACCCTGAATATTGAACACTGGAACAGTCATACATCCTTCTGCACGACATCTGGGGGTCTTCACGTCTATCATTCCCTGTTCCTTATGACTTCCGCAAAAGCGCGGAGGTTCCCCTGGGAAGTTGAAATTACCTCTTTTAAAACACCCCTCGTGACCACATCGCAATGACAAAACGTCCACCATATTCTCCGTCTTGTGTTCTTTACAGAACCGACCTCGTTTTTCATCGGGTGAGTTATATACGGGTTTTCGAACACAGTCGGTGTGCTCACACCGCCTCTCCCGAACGTTCACCATTTCTTGTGTTTTATGAACTGCACAGAACACTCCGAGTAACTGATCTGGCAAATTGAAACACGGCTGCTTGAAACATTCAGGGTGGGCACACTTTTGAGACCTCACATCTATCATACCCAGTTCCTTGTGGTCTGCACAATACGCCGGAGTCTTCTCACCTGGAAAGTTGAATGAAGGTTGTTTATTACATTTTTTGCACGGATATCTATTCTGTCTTTCTGGTCTTTTGTCATTGCGCCGCCCTCTTAAACGACATTTGATACACGTTTTCAATGTCTTTCCATATTCATTTATGAAATCTTCATTGGATCTATGAATATAACAATGAAGACACTGTTTAGTATCCATAATCCCGAAACGCTGGTATTCTTTATGCTGAAAAAAATTCAGTTCGCGTACAAAATTCCACCGAGACCATTCTGGATCCGGAGCACGTTGTAGTTGACCGCGTACAGGTACTGGACCGGGTAGTTGATACCCGAGTTGGCCAGACCCTGAATACCGTTCGGCAGCGTCGGGGGCGCCACCAGACGGAACGTGTCAATACGGCTAAAGTTGAGCGTGCCGGTCGGCTGCAGCTTGGACGTGTCCAGACAGTAGCTGATGATGGCCACGTTCGCAATGGCCTGGTTGTGACTGTAGCCAAAGGGCGTGTTGTAGTACTGGGGCAGGTCGACCCACTGGGGCATGAAACGGAACTCACCAACGTCCACGCCGTTGACCTGGGTCTTCAGCTGGTAGTTCAGGGCGTTCAGAGAGTTGGAACCGTTGGCCCAGATGCTGCCGTAGTTGACGGACGGGAAGGCCAGGAACTTGACTGGCTGGGCCAAGGCAATCTCCTGGACCGGGTTGTTCAGAAGGGTCACGCGGTTCACCTGGGTGATCAGCAGATCCTGGGGTGTCTTGGCAAAGTAGTCGCGCTCAGTCTGGTCCAGGTACACAAAGTTGGTCCAGCACTGGAACTGCAGACCCGAGTAGGTCAGAGAGCTGGTCGCCGTGCCCGGGAAGAAACCCACGGTCGTGCCGGCCGTCACGGTGGTCGCCGCCGCCTGCGCCGGGAAGGACACGGTCACGTTTCCAGAGGCCACGTTAGACACGCTCGACACGTACGCCGGGCCAGACACGGGGAGACCCGCAACGTACTGACCCAGAGCAACGCCGACACCAGACGTGGGGCTCGAGAAGGAGTTGAACGTCAGGGCTGCCGAAGTAGCTCCCAGGGGAATGGTGGCAGCCAGAGGCACCTGGGCCGCGGTCACCGGGGCGTAGATGTTCGCCACGAACGAAGCGCCCGAGCCGAACGTACCAGTGATGATGTTCGCCGTGGCGGTGTTGGCAAAAGCAACGACCGCGTTCGACAGAGAGTTGGAAGTTGCCTGGATGACCGCCACATTGGCCTGCACGTTGCTCAGAGGGCCCACGACCAGAGAGCCCGGGAACAGAGGGCCCGTGGACTGCTGGAAGACCACATTCGCCGTGTTGGCACCAACCACCGAGCCGTTCCCAACGGACAGTACGTTTCCGGTCGCCTGGGGGAAGGTGGACAGGAGCGGCTGCGTCGTCGGGG